CGGTCCTCGCAAACATCTTTCAGATCGAATTCCTTCCCGCTGACACCGCCGCCCTAAACCCCGGACCATTCCGCTACGCCGAACGGCTGTCGAACTCTGGAACAGGGGAGGTGTACGACATCACGGGCGATCAGCTCGTAATGAACATCGAGCCGAACGTGGGAGCGGCCGCAGCCGGCGTGTTCAACACGTGGGAAGAACGGACTCTCGCCGTCGTCGAGGCGGCGATCTCCGGCCGGCTCACGTCGGATATCCAGACGTATCAAATCGCGGGGCGTTCCGTCAGCAAAATCCCCATTCTGGAACTCCGGCAGATCCGCGGCGAGCTCCGCGCGGCGATCTGGCGCCAGAACAATCCCGGCCAGCTCGGCGTCCCCTACAAAGTCACCTTCACCCCGGATGCTGAAGTCGCGGAGTTCCCGCCGACCTGGCAAGACGTCACCGGTTTCGAGCGATGAAGTCTCCCTCCTGGTTCCAGCGTATTGTTTCGTTCATCACCGGCAAGCGCTCGCTCACCGTTTTTCATGGCGCGATGGGCGGCCGTCTGCACATGGACTGGATTGCCACGATCCTCTCCGCCGACCAGGAGATCAAAGGCAATCTGCGGCTGCTCCGCGCGCGCGCGCGCGAACTGTCGCGCAACAACCCCGTCGCGAAGTCCTACCTGAAAATCCTCGTGTCGAACGTGCTCGGCGAGAAGGGCATCGGCTACCAGGCGCAGGTGCGGAATAACGACAAGACTCTGAACGATGCGTTCAACCAGAAGATCGAGGATGCCTGGCACGAGTGGGGGAAGCTAGGGAATTGCACCGTTGACGGCAAGCTCTCGCTCCGCGGCGTCCAGAACCTGGTCCTGAAGAACGTCGCGACGGACGGCGAAGTCTTTATTCGGATGGTGCGCGGCTTCAACAACAAGCACCGCTTCGCTCTGCAGCTCATCGATGCCGACCAGGTCGACCATCTCTTCACGCGCTTTGCTTCGAAGTCCGAGAACGAGATTCGCATGGGCATCGAGGTCGACGAGTGGGGACGTCCCGTCGCCTATCACATCAACCAGAAGCATCCGTCCGATCTGGGCGGGTCTCTGCTCCGCGAGCGAATCCCCGCGGACCAGATTCTCCATCTCTACGATCCCGAGCGCATCAGTCAAACGCGCGGGATCACCTGGTTTCACCCGTGCATGGTCGAACTCCGCATGCTCGGGGGCTACGTCGAGGCGGAGCTCGTCGCCGCGCGCACTGGCGCAGCCAAGATGGGTTTCCTCGAACACACCGACCCCTCGACTTTCGTTGAACCGAACCCGGATGCGAAATACCGCATCGAGGCGCAACCCGGCGTAGTCGAGACGCTCCCTCCAGGCATGAAGTTCACGCAGTGGAACGCGGACCATCCCGCCTCAGCTTTCGCCATGTTCGTTAAGGCCATGCTCCGGTTCGTCGCGTCCTCGATGGGAGTCTCCTACAACGCGCTCGCGTCCGACCTCGAGGGCGTGAACTATTCGTCGATGCGGTCCGGGCTCCTCATCGAGCGCGACCAGTGGAAGATGCTGCAGTCGCTCATCAAGGAGCAAATGCTCCAGCCGATTTTCGAGAATTGGATGTCGCTCGCGCTGCTGGCAGGCGCGCTCGTGCTCGACTCACGCGATCCTGCGCGGTTCTGCGCCGGCAAATGGGAGCCGCGCGGATGGATGTGGGTCGATCCGCTTAAGGACGTGCAGTCGGGGATTCTGGCCATCGGAGCGGGTCTCACGTCGCGCGATGCGCTTATCTCTGAGCAGGGCGGCGACGTCGAGGAAGTGTTCGAGGCGCTGAAGGAGGAGAAGGAGCTCGCGGAGGAGTATGGACTCGATCTCATGATTGCGGCGAAGGCACCGACGGTCGACAAGGGTCCGAAGGATATCGCTACCGAAGAGGACGAGGGCGACGCAGGGGGGGCCGGGGACGACAAGGAAGAAACATCCTTGCCTCTCAATTTCACCTTCAATGCTCCGCACATCCCGGAGGTGCCGGTGCGGATGAGTCCGATTCCCGTGTCGCTCGACTTGAACGTCGAAACGAACCGCGGAACCGTGAGGAAGAAAATCACGGTTCAAAGAAACAAGAGCGGAGCGGTAACGGGCGCTGAAGTGACGGAGGAACAATGTCCATCACGACCGCAATAACCAATTCCTTCAAGCAGGAAATCCTTGACGGGATTCATCTCGCGGCCGATGTCTACAAGATCGCGCTGTACACCAGTGCCGCGAGTCTCGACAAAACGACCACGGTGTACGCGACGACGAACGAGGTCGTGGGAACGGGCTATAGCGCAGGCGGTTTAACGCTGGCGGGACGCACGAACGGGATTTCCGGGGACACCGCTTATCTCACGTTCACCAATCCGTCGTGGGCGGCGGCGACCATCACGGCGCGCGGCTGCATTATCTACAACTCCTCGCGCAGCAACAAGGTGCTCGCCGTTTTCGATTTTGGTTCGGACATCATCAGCACCGCTGGCCTTTTCACCGTCGTGCTTCCTGCGGCCGGCGTGACCGCGGCGATAAGGATTGCCTGATGGCCAATTTGAAATACCAAAACCCCGTAACGGTAGACGCGGTACTAGATTCTACCCAATCCTCTAGCGGCGCTGCTTCCGGTGCATCCGACGTTCAGCGGGAGATCATCAGTCTCGGGGAAGATTCCACGGGCAACGCTGATGTCAATCTTCAAATGCTGGACGAGATGAGAGCGATCCGTCTAGGGGTTCAAGCCATTCTGGATTATTTAAATCCAACGTCTGGTTTCTCGGCGAGTGTCCCTCCACTCGCACAAATGCTGCGGATACCGAACATCTACGGCAACCAAGGTAACGCAGCGGAAGTAGATTTGCTCGAGCTAGCCGAATCGATCAGAAGCGAGGTAGACAGATAAAATGCAAACCAAACTCATTGGCGGCGGAACGGTTGTCCCCGGAGTGGAGTGGGGCGTGGACCCGACTTTTCAAGCGGGGCGCGTCTCCATACGCCCCTATGATTACGCTCTAGCCGGGCAGATCCTTGGGCACTACAGAGTCAGCGGAACTACAGCGGCTATTCTTCCTTCGGCAAACGCCGTTCTCTGGAGCATGCGTTGGTCCGACGCTGCTCGTTATTTTGTCTTGATGCGCGTGTCTGTTGGGATCTCCATTGTTACGGCCGTGACCGCACAGCGCATTGATCCATTGCTTTTAAATGTTCAACGCGCTTACACAGTCAGCGAGACGACCAACGCAACTTCGATTCTGCCAACTGGCAGCACCGGCAAAGCGCGCGTCAATATGGGCTCTTCTCTGGTTGCGCAGATGGCCGTAGCTTCTGCAGCATCTGGAATCTCCGGCGGCACGCGAACAGCAGACGGCCAGCCATGTAGTTCATTGGCTCTCGTTCTTAATCCGGTCGCCATCGGCGGCGGTCAGTTGACGGACGATTTGATTCGCTACGACCAATTAGGGGCACACCCGTTAGTTTTGTCGGCAAACGAAGGCTTGACGATTGCGTGGGGCGCGACCGCTCTAGCAACCGGAACGCTTGAAGCAAACGTGATCGCTACATGGGCTGAAGTAGCTGCATTCTAAGGATTCCCGATGCCGGTAGGTCTACTCGGACAAACTCGGCGGTGGTTCACCACGAACGCGACAGCGTCAATCGTGGGCGCGATGGCGTTGTTCGCGACGGGCATTTTCGGCGCGACGGGCACAGCAAACACGAGTCAGGCCGGCATCGGGTCGACGACGACGGCCGGAGTCATCGGGGCGTCGGGGAATGCGAACAGCGCGCTGACGGGCGTTTCCGGGACCTCCGCGGCTGGAACAGATACGGCGACCGGGGCCGCGAACACGTCTCAGGCTGGCGCGCAGGCCACGAGTGCCGCTGGAACTGAGACAGCAACAGGCGCGGCGAATACGAGCCAATCCGGTGTTCAGGCCGCGAGCGCGGCCGGGACCGCTGCCGCTTCCGGTGCAGCATCTGCGGTGCTCTCCGGGACGGCGGCGAGTTCCGCGACCGGGGTTGAAACCGCGACGGGCGCGGCGAATACGAGCCAGGCCGGCGCGCAGGCCACGAGCGCCGCTGGCAGTGTCCTAGCCAGCACCGGAGAGAATGCGGTCGTTTCGGGAGTCCAGGCAACTTCCGCCGCCGGCGTTGACACGGCCACGGGCGCCGCGAATACAAATCTTGTCGGAGCACAAGCGGCGAGTGCGGCGGGGAGCGCTATCGGTTCTGGGCATGGGTCCGCGGCGCTCTCCGGTACCGCCGCGAGTTCCGCGGCTGGAACAGATACGGCAACCGGAGCCGCGAACACGTCTCCGGCCGGCGCGCAGGCTACGAGCTCCGCCGGGATCGTCATTCCCGTCACCGGGGAATTCGCGATCATCACCGGCGCTCAATCAAGCTCCGCCGCCGGAGTCGCGAGCGCTACCGGAGCCGCGAATACTGGCCAGGCGGGTACTCAGGCAGCAAGCGCGGCGGGCAGCGTCACCGTAGACGTAGACGAAACTTTCTCGATCACAGGCGTTTCGGCATCGTCGGCCGCTGGAACTGTGGCAGCAACAGGTGCGGCAAATACAAGCCAGGCCGGGGCTCAGGCCACGAGCTCTCCTGGCAGCGTCCTTGCCATGACCGGGGAGTTCGCGGCGCTCACTGGCACAGACGGCAGTTCTGCCGCGGGAATCGCGAACGCGACCGGAGCCGCGAATACCGGCCAGGCGGGTACTCAGGCAGCAAGCGCCGCGGGCGCCGTCTCCTCACAGGGCAACAGTGCTTCTCTTCTCACGGGTGGCGGCGGACACGGTGTGATCCGCGAAAAGAAGCGCCCTGCCAAGCCTGTAGTGAAAATCAAGAACGCATTCGCCTCGCTCGAGGCGGCGGTTTGTTCGGCGAAGGCCGGAAAGGTCACAGCGGCCGGCGCCGGCCAGGCGAGCATTACAGACATCGCCACGCCGGCACAGGTTGGACGTTTGAAGGCTCGGGGAGTGCAGAACTTAACCGACGAAGAACTTCTTTTGTTGTTTGTGGAGGCAGCATGACAGTACGAAAGGAAAAGCTCGGAGAATCGCTCCCGATGCTCATGAGGGAGTTCGAGATTCTCGAAATGATTCCCATCGCGAAGCGGTTTCTCACCGCCGCTCAGGTGAAGGAGCGCACTGACCGGGCGGCGCGGCGCCAGGCGCGGAAGGATGCCGGCGAGCCGCCGGACCCGGACGACGATGATGACGACACCGAGACAAATGCCCAGGACAACGGCG